TGATGTTGATCAAATGTCTTTTGCATTCCGTGTTATCCGTCAAAACTGGAGCAAAGACCGTACAGAAAGAACTCTTACTGAAGTAAGCCTTGCTGACGGTGATGTATCAATCGTCACATATCCAGCCTACCCATCAACTTCAGTAGAAGCCAGGGAAGCAATTAAAAGAGCAGCACAAGCACTGAAAGAAGGAAGAGAAATGTCTCCAGAAACAACTGTTGCTTTATTATCAATCTTAGATAAAATAAGTGATGCAAGTGATGAACTTGAAGAAGGTAAAGATTTACTACAATTAATGCTTGGCCTTCCAGATGATGATACAGATGAAGATTCACCTTTATTAATTCAGCCAACAATGATGCCAGAATCATGTGATTGCTGTGAAATGGGCTGCACATGCGAAGACTGCATTATGTGTGGTGGAATGCAAGAGATGGCTGCAAATGTTATCAATGTAATAGATGTTCCTGGACAAGGTGCAAAGATTGTTGGAGATTTCCCATCAGTACTAAACTTCTTGCCAGATAATATGCCAAGATCAATGTCTCTTCGTTTAGCAAAAGCAAAGAGAAACAATATAAAATAATATTCCTATCCTAAAAGATAGGACGAAGTCGGAGTTAGGTTCACACCCGTAAGCGTCGTGAAATCCATAACCACCACCTCAAACTAACAAACTCACAAAGGAGAACAATAAATGTCTTATTTAGACAAAGTAATTGAGGCTCGTGATGCAGTTAAGGTAGAAATGGATGCAATTCTTGAGGCAGTAGCCACAGAGAACCGTACAGACCTTACAGAAGATGAAACAGCAAAGGTTGATGCCCTTGTTGAAGAGTCACGCTCACTAGATTCAAAGATTGAAAAGTTCAAAGCACAGGCAGATGCAGATGCTAAGGCAACTGAAGCACGATCAGCAGTCGCTGGTATTGCAATGCCAAAGACAACTGCTTCAACAAAGATCACATCTGAAGCCCGTACATACTCACCAGAGAATGCAGATGTTTCATTCGTTAAGGATGCATTTACTGCTAAGTTCAGCAATGACTATGCAGCACAAGAGCGTCTTGCTCGTCACTCTCGTGAAGAGGAAGTTGAGCGTCGCTCAGTAGGAACTGGCAACTTTGCTGGTCTCGTAATTCCACAGTACCTTGTTGATCTAGCAGCACCTCTTGCTCGTGCAGGTCGCCCAACAGCAGACTTTGCAACAAACAAGATGTCGCTTCCACCAGCAGGTATGACACTAAATATCTCACGCATGACTACTGGTACATCAACTGCAATTCAGGCTGCACAGAATGATGCAATCTCAAATACAAATGCTGACGATACACTACTTACAGTAGATGTTCGTACAATTGCAGGACAGCAAGATATCTCAAAGCAGGCAATTGAGCGTGGTACAGGTATTGACACATTCATCATCCAGGATCTTATTCGTGGATGGCACACAACACTTGATGACCAGATCCTAAATGGTTCAGGTTCATCAGGTCAAATGCTAGGTCTTTCAAATACTTCAGGTATTGGATCAGTAACATATACTGATGCATCACCAACAGTTGCTGAACTATATCCTAAGTTAGCAAATGCTTACCAACTAGTTCAGACTGGTGCATACATGAACCCAACACATTGGGTAATGCATCCTCGTCGTCTAGCATTCTTGCTTGCAAGCGTTGATTCAGCAGGTCGTCCACTAGTAGTTCCAACACTAAATGGCCCAATGAACGCATTTGCAACAGGTGCAGGACAGGCATACTACGGTAACTCAGGTTACTCACTAATGGGTCTACCAATCGTTGCAGATGCAAATGTTACAACAGTAGCAGGTGCTGGAGACAACGAAGATGAAATCTATTGCGTAACAGCACCAGAATTCCATCTATGGGAGCAAGCAGGATCACCATTCGCATTGAACTTTGATGCAACAGGTGCAGGATCATTGACAATCAAGTCAGTTGTATACGGCTATGCTGCTGCAACTGCTGGTCGTTACCCTGCAGCGTTCTCAAAGATCTCAGGAACTGGTCTTGTAACACCTACATTCTAATTTATATAGTTAATTCTATATAATACTTAGAGCAATCTAAGGTGGAGGACAGGCCTAAAGACTGCCCCGTTTACGGGCCTGTCCTTCATTTAAAAAAAGGAAGTTATGAAAAGAATTAAAAAGATTTTTAGAATTAAAAAAGAAACAGCAACTGCTACTCCTATAATGGAGAAGGCTATGTTGCCTAAGATGGAGAAGAGGAGCAAATGAGTAGACCTACGCTTGCACAGAGTTCACAACCTAATAATGTCTATACGACACTAGCAGATGTGAGAAATGCACTGCAAATTGAAGATAGCCTGGATGATAATGATATCCAAGCAGCAATTCTTGCTGCAAGTCGTATGATTGATGAGTATTGTCAAAGATACTTTTATCAAGAAGGCACACTAGCATCTCCAGTAACTAAATATTACACACCATTAAGTCCATGGTTCCTAGAAATAGATGACCTTGTTGAGCCAACAGAAGTATTATCAAGAGCAAATTTTAATGGTGCATATACACAAAATTGGAATTTAGATACAGACATTATGTATGAGCCTGTAAATAGTCCAGAAATAGGTTGGCCAATAACAAGACTATTAGCAGTTCAAACATATGTTTTCCCATACTTTTTTCCACAAACAGTTAAAATAACTGGAGTTTGGGGATGGTCATCTGTTCCATATGAAGTAGAATTAGCCTGCAAAATTCAGGCATCAAGATTATTTGTTAGAAAGCAATCTCCATTTGGTATTGCAGGCTCTGTAGAATTAGGAACAGTTCGTTTAAGTTCTCGCCTAGATCCAGATGTTGAGATGTTGCTAAAGACATTCCGTAGAAACTTTGGTTTGGCTTTCTAATGGCAATGACCAATATTAATGGCATAAGAGATGCCTTAAAGAGTAACCTACAAACAATCACAAATTTAAGAGTTTATGATACTATTCCAGATATAGTAACTCCTCCATGTGCTGTAGTAGGACAACTAGATTTCACATTTGATATTGACAATATGCGTGGTTTAGATCAAGCATCTGTTGATGTTTATGTGATTGTTCAAAGAATATCAGAAAGAACTGGACAAGACAAACTTGATAATTTTCTGGCTGGTAGTGGTAATGGATCAATCAAAACTGCTATAGAGTCAGACAGAACATTAGGTGACCTTGTTGATACACTCAGAGTTATTAGTGCAGAAAGTGGTACTTATACTTCTGGAGATCAGTCTTTCTTATCATATCGCTACAACCTCACAATATGGGGATAAGGAGAACAGCAATGGAATACATCGTTACCTCAGACTCTAAGGTCTGTGGCAAAACAAAAGGTGAGAAACTCACTGAAACTGATATACTTAGCAAGAGAAGCAATGTTGAATTTCTTCTTGCTGCTGGTCATATCACAGAATCAGCAAAGGCACCAAAAGCAGTAAAGCAAGAAGAAGTACAGCAGGTTGTGGAAACACCTCCTGTTTTTAATCTAGATAACGAACAAGGAGAAAACCAACCATGGCAAGAATAGTATTAACAAATGTTGAGGTTACAATTGGAGCAGTAGATCTTTCAAATCATATTGCGTCAGTAACACTTGGCAGCACATATGATGTAGTGGAAACCACTGCATTCGCAGGCGGAAATGTTCCTGCTGCAGCAAAGACACGCCAAGCAGGACTTGTTGATAACTCAGTAACATTTGAGTTCCACCAGGACTTTGCAGCATCATCAGTAGAAGCAACAGTATATCCACTATTGGGTACAGTTGTTGCATGTACAGTAAAGCCTTTGGATGCTGCAATAGCAGCAGACAATCCTTCGTACCAATTTAACGCTTTGATTTCAGAGTGGACACCTCTAAACGGTGCTGTAGGCGAACTAGCCACTGCATCTGTGACATGGCCAATTACTGGTGCAATCACAAAGGATGTAACTCCTTAATCATGGCAAAATTAGTCTTAACAAACGCATATATAAAAATTGGAGCAGTTGATCTGAGCGATCATATCAAATCAATTTCACTTGCAACAAATTATGATATTGTTGAGACCACACAATTTGGAGATACTTCAAAGCGTAGAATTGCTGGCCTTGCTGACAATACTGTGACTTTTGAATTTCACCAAGATTTCCAGGCAGGCTCAGTAGAGTCAACTATATATCCTCTACTGGGCACTGCCATTGCATGTGAAGTAAAACCAATTGATGCAGCAACTAGTGCAAACAATCCAAAATATACATTTTCTGTGCTGATTTCTCAGTGGACACCACTAAACGGAGCAGCAGGAGAACTAGCAACAGCAACTGTGACATGGCCAATATCTGGCGATATCACAAAAACAACAACACCTTAGAAAAGGGGCACAAAATGGACGGACTACAAATAAAAGCAAAGACTACTGATGGAGTAGAAGCAATATACTCTCTACGACCAAGATCAATAGTTGCTTTTGAACAAAAATTCGGCAAAGGATTTGCTAAGTTACTTAGCGAAGACCAAAAACTAGAACACATCTATTTCTTGGCTTGGTCAGCAATGAAGGATAGTGGAAAAGTTGTAAAGCCTTGGGGCGACACATTCCTTGACACATTAGACAGTGTTGAGTTAGTTGTAGACCCAAATTTAGAATCCACAGAGACAGCCTAACATATTCGTTAGCAATGATTTCTGTGGAAACTGGTTTATCTCCAGTTGATTTATTAGATGCCCCAGATGGCGTTCTTGAATCAATTGTTATTTATCTAAAAGAAAAACAAAAGAATGCGAGTAGGTAATGAGTAAAGATGTTATAGTGTTAACTGGAATAAAGGAAACACTAAAAGCATTAGAATCATTTGACAAGCAGGCTGTGCGTGACTTTACTAAGGTTATTAATAATGAACTTAGAACTGCTAAAAACGATGCACAAGGTCTTGTCAGTAGTACTCCACCGTTAAGTGGTTGGAGTACTAAGCCTGCTGCAAAGCCTCGTTCTCGTGGTGGTGCAGGATGGCCTGCATGGGATCAAAGCGTAATTAAAGCAGGAATTAGCACATCAAAGGCTGAACGCAAAGTTCGCAGGGATTATACAACCTCTGCTGGAGCATTGATAAACCGTTCAGCAGCAGGTGTTATATATGAAATAGCAGGTAGAACAAATAAATCTGTTGGCGTGAATAAATTTCTTAGTAATTTAGAAAACAAGACATTTAGTGCTTCACGCTTAATTTGGAAAGTCGTTGATAAAGATCAAGAAAAAATACAACGAAATGTAGAACAAGCATTAAACAATGCAAAAGCAGCATTGCAAAGAAACTTAGAAAAGGAAAGAGGCTAATATGGCAGGTGCAGGTGCAGTAGTAGCCAGAATTCTTACCCAATACTCTGATAAAGGATCTAAGGCTGCTCAAAAAGATATTGCAAGACTTGAAAAGAAGATTAATGCTTTTGGTAAGAAAGCAGTTGCATCATTTGCAGTTGCCACAGCAGCCTCTGCTGCATTTGCAGTAAAGGTTGGCCTTGATGCAGTTAAAGCAGCAAGCGAAGACTTAAAATCACAAGAAGCATTAGCAGGTGTATTAAGAAGTACAACTGGTGCTACAAATGAGTCTATTGCTGCAGTAGAAGAATATATAAGTAAGCAACAGATGTTGACTAATGTCAGCGACACAGAATTAAGAGCCAGTCTTGCTGCTCTAGTTACAGTAACAAAAGATGTGACTTCTGCAATGGATTTACAAAGTGTTGCAGTTGATGCTGCAGCAGGCTCTTCAAATGATTTAGATAGCGTAACAAAAGCAATTGCAAAAGCACAAGCAGGCAATTTTACTTCCTTAAAGAAGTTATTTCCAGCACTTGATGCTAGCATTGTAAAGAATAAACAACTAGGCAAAGCATTAACATATCTTAATCTTACATATAAAGATGCTGCTAAAAATCTAGCCAAGAAAGATCCAATTACTGGACTTAAGATTGCTTTTGGAGAATTATCAGAAAAACTTGGAACAGCATTACTTCCAAGCGTAATATTGTTTGTAGAGTATGTAAAGTCAGATGTAATTCCTTTAATTGATGCATGGACTACAAAAAACAAAGATGGATTAAATAAGGCTCTTCAAGATACAGTTGGAAAAATTGGAGAGGCTGTAAATGCTTTTAGAGACATGTATGGCATTCTTGGTGGTATTAATGCAGTACTTCCATTTGGTATTGGTGGATGGCTTAAATTAGCAGTAGCAGTTTCTGGTGCATCTACAGCAATTTCAGCAGCAGTACTTGTTATTAATAAATATAAAGCAGCCAAAGTTCTTGTAAACATTTCAAGAGACAAAGCAGCATTTGAGGCATTAAGAACAGAAATGGGATTCTTCCGTCGTTCAGCCACACAAGTTCTCATGGGACTTCGTGGTATTAGTGCATGGGCTGCAAGATCAACAGGAGTTATTGCATTCTTAGTTAGAGGATTTGTTGCTCTTAATAAAGCAATCTTTATGACTCCTTGGGGAAGACTTGCATTAGTTCTTGCTGCAGTTGGATATGGACTTTACAAACTTGGACAACATTTTGGTTGGCTAGATAAAGGCCAGGTTAAATTAAGCAAATCTGCACAAGCAGTAGAAGATAATATTAAAAAGACTGCTGGTTCTTATACAAGTATGGATCAAGCAGTAAATAAATATAATGCTTCAAAAGCAAAGACTATAAATTTAAGTAAAGAAGAAATAGCAAGAAATAAAAGATTAGCAGCAATGAATGCTTCAACTGCAGCAGCAGCAAAAGCAGACGCTGCTAAAACAGCAGCAATTGCTAAGGGCCAGGCTGCACTTGCTAAAATGGGTTACAAGACTGCAAATGATGATCCAATTCAATTAGAAGCAGCCCGTCTTAATTTAGTTAAGCAAGGAAATCTTGCTGAAGCAGCACGAATTGCCATGATGGGTAAGAATCTTGAATTACAACTTGAAGCCAATAAAGCACTTGCTCGTTATAATGACTTGCTTGCCGTATTAGCAGATAGCAAGATATCTTCTGAAGAAGTATTGCTTCTATCTAAAAAGTGGGGCATGACAATTGAGGCAACTCAGTCATATATTCAAACACTATTAGCAGTAGCAGATCAAACAATCTCAGATGATGAAGTTACTGCTCTTGCTAAGGCTTGGGGTGTATCTAAAGAGCAGGCTGCTAGATATCTTGATTTCTTCAATGCCCTTAATGATGGTAAATTATCTGATGCAGAAATTGCTAAACTACAGACTAAATGGGGATTAACTTCTAAAGAAGTATTAGTCTACGCAGATCTTATTACCAAGGCAAGTGATTATGTTCTTAGTGATGCTGAAATTACAGCATTGGGAACAAACTGGGGATTAACAACTAAAGAAGTTATTGACTATATTACTAAACTTGGACAACCAGTAACATTCTCAGGTACATTAATTGATCCTGCTACACAGGCTACCCTTGGTTGGAAGAGTGCATTAGATGCCCTTCTTGCTTATCAAGCAGCACTTTCAGGTAAAGGATATACTGCAGCAACATCTTCAAGTAGTTCATCAAGCAGTTCAGCAGCAGCAGCCTCAGCAGATGCCACAAAAGAAGCAGCAGACGCTGCAGCAGCAGCAGCAGAAGCAGCAGCAGCCTTGGCTGCAGCAAATAGTGCAGCAACGGCAGCAGCCTTAGCAGCAGCAGATGCTATTCTAGGAACAAGTTCTGGAAACAACTATAGTGGTGATGACGGAATTGCAAGACGAGCAGCAGCAGCAGGATTAGCAACTAAGAATGCAGCAGAAACAGCAAGATTAGCAGCACTTCAAAAGCAAAATGATCAATATGCTGCAAAAGCAGCAGGTCTAGCAGCCAAGTATGGTGGTTTTGTAGGATCTTCTACAATTGACAATGCAGCAGGAATAGGAAATACAACTTCTGATTCTGGAGTTGTAGTTAACTTAACAGTTCAAGGATCAGTAACTACTGAGCAAGATTTAGTTTCTGCAGTAAGAAATGGACTTTTGCGTGGGCAGTACAATGGTCAAGGCATAACCTTAGAGGCAGTATAAAATGACAGTTCCAGTAATAGGAATAGAAATTGACTTTTCAAACGGAGCATCATTTGGCTATCCATTTATACTGGATGATATTAATTATGGAATTCTTGGGACTAACATCCTAGCAGATGTACCAGCAGATATTGCAAATATAACTGATCAATCAATGTCAGTATCTATTCGTAGAGGCCGTAACCGTATTCTTTCTAATTTTGAGGCTGGAAGTGCAACGGTAACATTAAATGATCCTAATTCAGATTTCAACCCACAGAATACATCCTCACCATACTATGGTAAGTTACAGCCATTACGCAAAATAAGAATATATGCAGATACTGAAGTTGAAGGAGAAACATTTAGAGTTTCATTGTTTGCTGGATATATTAATTCCTTTGATACATCTTTTTATCAAGGAACAAATGAAACTTCTACAGTCACCTTGCAATGTGTTGATGGATTCCGTCTTTTAAATAATGTTAATACTGGTCCTGATCCAATACCAGGAGCAACTGCTGGTCAATTATCTAGCGAGAGAGTAAATACAATCCTTGATTTTGCAGGATTCCCAAACTCCATGAGAAGCATATTTCCTGGAGACTCTACAATGCAGGTTGATCCTGGTGGAAATAGAGGAGTTTTGCAGGCCATTCAAACTATTGAACAATCAGAATTTGGTGCTTTCTTCATGTCAAGACAGGGCGAGGCTAAATTCTTATCTCGCAAAATTGTTTCAGAATTAGCAGATGCTACTGCAAGATTCTTTTCAGATGTTGGAGATCCTGGAGACTTAACATATACCAACCTTGACTTTGCATTTGATGATCAATTAATTTTAAATGATGTTACGGTTACAATGCTTGGTGGAGTTCCTCAAGAAGTATCAGATGCTGAAAGTATTGCTACTTATTTTACCAAATCAGGACAAAGAAGCGACATTTTAGTACAAACAAATCAAGAGGCTAATGATCAGGCAAGGACACTTATTGCAGCCCGTAAAGATGCAAATTTAAGAATTGACTCAATGAGTTTAAACATTCTTTCAGATTCAACAGAGTTTGAGACTCTTGCTAATTTATCTATGGATATTTATACACTTATTAATATTGAAAAATCAATGCCTGGTGGGTCTACCGTTGTTCGTGAGTTGTTCGTCCAAGGCGTACAGCACGATGTAAGACCAGGTATTTGGAATATGAAGGTTCTTACAGCAGAACCAATTATTCAGGCTTTTATACTTGATTCGCCAAATCAAGGTATACTAGCATTAACAGATCCACCTAATACAAATGCACTATCATACTAAAGGAGAAAAAAGATGCCAACAGGTAGTCCAAACGCAGGATATCGTCTATATACAACAGGCGATGTTCTAACTGCAGCCCAGGTTCAGTACAACCTGCAGAATCAAACAATTATGTACTTCGCTTCTGCTGCTGCAAGAGACGCTGCATTGACAGTAGGTGTTGTACAAGAAGGAATGTTCGCATACCTTGCTGATACTAATACGACAGTTTATTATGATGGTGCTGCATGGCAGTCATTTGGTACTGGAGATGTTACTGGCTTAACTGCTGGTACTGGTATAACAATTACTAACCCATCTGGTCCTGTTCCAACAATTGCAGTAGATGCAACAACAACTGCTACATTAACTGGAACTCAGACTCTTACAAATAAGACTCTTACATCACCAAAAGAATTAGCAACTATTTCTGCTGTAGCAGCAACTGGAGCAATTAATATTGATGTTGTTACTTCATCTGTAAATATTCGCACAGTCAATGCCACAGGAAACTGGACAATAAATGTTCGTGGAGATGGATCAACAACTCTTAATTCATTAATGGCAATTGGAGAACAAATTTCTGTTGTATTTGAATCGCCACAAGGTTCACCTGCATATTATCCAACAGCATTTAGTGTTGACGGATCATCAGTAACTCCTAAATGGTTAGGTGGAACAGCACCTTCTTCAGGAAATACATCAGCAACTGATATTTATGTTTATACAATTAGAAAAACTGCTGCAGCAACATTTACTTGTGTTGCATCACAAAATAAGTTTGCTTAATAACCAATAAGGAGTAAAAGTGAGTCCATTACAGCGTTTTCCAAGTGGTATAGGAGTATTTGTTAGAGCAACAACTACGCCTGCCCCTACAACAACAACAGTGGCTCCTACTACTACTACAGTAGCACCTACAACTACAACAGTTGCTCCTACAACAACAACTGTAGCACCAACTACTACAACAGTGGCACCTACCACAACTACTGTGGCACCTACTACTACTACCGTAGCACCTACTACTACTACCGTAGCACCTACTACTACTACTGTGGCTCCTACGACTACAACAGTAGCACCTACTACAACAACTCATGCACCAACAACTACGACTTCAGCACCTACTACTACAACAGCAGCCCCTACAACAACTACGGCAGCCCCTACAACAACTACGGCAGCCCCTACAACAACTACGGCTGCTCCTACAACAACTACGGCTGCTCCATCAAGTGGTGTTACATGTAGTCCAGGAGATGTGGCAGTTGGTTGCTGTGCTTCAACTGGCTGTTCTTTGCCTACATATGGTGGTGGCTGTGGAACATATGGACCATGTTCACCTGCACCGTTTAACCGTTGTGCTGCTGGATGGGAATTTACATGTTAATAGAAAACAAGGAGAAAAATGCTAATAGATAATAACCTTCTATATACAAGAGGGAACGATGGAATAAATGGCGTAGCAATTGCTTGGGTCATTGAAGGAGAAGTTCCTTACTGTATTCCAACATGGCAAGAATTTGCAGATATGTTTATGTATCATGATGAAGTCATTGATATTTCTTTAGACTATCCAGATCATGATGGAATAACTGTAAGATTTATTAAAAACGGAGAAATCATAAATGAATTGCAAACTACTGAATACTTTGGTAGTATATTACTTAGTAATCCACTAGCAGTTAACGCATTAGATTACCCATATGGAAGATATGTTATGGGTGGTGATGCAACATTTGATGGTGAAAAGTTTACTATTACCGACAGAGATTTGACTGGATATCTTCCATTTCATCCACATAGTGCAAGAGCATTAGAGAACGAAAACTACTAAATAAAGGAACAGGGGCAGAAAAACAATGTCAAGATGGTCAGAGTATAAAGAAAAAAATGGAGTAACACCACTAGACTTATTAAATCCAATGACTAAGCATTCGTCAAAAGAATTAGAAGAATCTAGAATTGAGATATGCAAAGCATGTCCAGAGTTAATTAAATTAACTACACAATGCAAAAAATGTGGCTGTGTTATGTCTGCTAAAGTTAAATTAGAGGCTGCTAAGTGCCCAATTGGTAAGTGGTAATATGAAATATCCTTATAAGATTTCTATGGCACAGATTGATCCAAATGGTCTTTGCAATGTTGGTTGCTGGTTTTGCCCTGTAAGATATGCTGAGAACCCTTTGGCTCAAAGAACTAATATGCCAATTGAGACATTTGAAAGTATTATTAATCAACTTATGGCTGGCAGAGGAACATTTGTTGCTGATAACTTTGATTTTATTTATACAGCCCACTACAATGAAGTATTACTTTACAAGCATTTTCCAGAAATGTTAGAAATATTAAGAAAAAACAAGATTAGAACAATTGTTCTTACAAACGGCACACCACTAACAAAAGCAAGAACAGACATGATTAAAGAATATCAAGATGTTGTTTATGGCATTTGCTTTAATATTCCTGCTTCAGAGCCTGAAGAATGGGCAAAAGCAACTGGAAAGCCAGTTAAAATGTTTGATAAACTACTTGAACAAGTAACCTACGCTGTAGAACAATTGCCAGATATGGTTACAAGCAAGAGAATGTCTATTCAAGTAAATGGTATTAATAAGAATTCTTTAGTTGAATATGGTGGCTGGATTCAAACACTGGCAAATGCTCCAGAAATTGATACAGATGTTGAAACTGGAACCCTTGCAAGAATGACAAATGGATGGAAAGCAATATTTCCAGATGTTCAGGTATATGAAATGCCTTATCTAGTTGATAGAAATGGACATTTAGACACTCATCAGATTATTACAAATAAGTCTGCTATTGAGAGCAAAGAGAAAAAGGGCAAAGAAAGAGTAATTGGCTGTGGTAATGGCATAGAAGTTGGTGGAAGACCAAACGGATGGCTACATATTGCTGCTAATGGAGATACTTTTATCTGTTGCAATGATTACGATTTTGAAACGGTATTTGGAAATATCAATGATAAACCAATTAGTGATATATGGATGAGCATTGAGCATAAGATGATGACAGTAAAGTCATTTGAAAACTTTTGTAGAACTTGTGTCCATGCGATTTGGGGTGACTAATGGCCAGTATATTTGTACAGATAGCAGCATATAGAGATTTTGAGGTAACACCTACAATTCTAGATGCAATCAAGCAGTCTTCTGGAAATCACACAATTAACTTTGGCGTTCACACTGTTTATGTAAAAGAGTCAGAGATTAATGTTCCTGACTTGCCTAATGTTAAACATGCTGAAAGTAAAGCACCTGAGAACATTGGTTTAGGAATAGGTAGAGCCTTGGCTCATCAATTCTATGAAGGAGAAGACTACTACCTACAATGTGATTCTCATTCAAGATTTATAAAAGGCTGGGATGAAGTTGCAATACACTCAGTTTTAAACTATCAGATTCAAGGCATTCATAAGCCACTGTTAACTATGTACCCAGCAAATTACTGGTATCCATCTCTGACTGCTAAGTTTGTAGAAAAAGATGTTCTTCCTGAAGGTCATTTATCTAACATTTCATTTCATGAGAATCCAGATCAATTTAGGTCTACAAGAATTCCTCTTCAAACAGCAATGCCTATTCTTGATGGAAACAAATTTGTCAAGTCAGTTTCAGGTGGATCAATATTTACAGTAGGTGGCTTCCTGCCATTCAATACAGACATAGCCTTTTATGGTGAAGAAATCTGGTTAGCAGCAAGAGCATATACTCACGGGTACGACATTGTTGTTCCTGATGAGCAATACATGTATCATCTTTATTACAATCATGATAAGCCTGCTGAAATAAATAAGCGTAAGATTCTTTGGACTGACTTCCCAGCAGAATTTGAGGCATTAGATTTAATTTCTAAGGCCTTAATATATAAAACATTGACAGAAGGAACTACTGGAGAAATGCTTCTTGGCACACAAAGAACAATTGCTGAGTATGGAACATTTGCTAGTCTTGACTTTCTAAATGGTGAAATACTTGAAAACTGTTAAAGTAGCCATTGCTGCCTATGTAGATAATAAAGCAAAGTTTGTACATGAAGCAAATCTTATGACATACAGTGGTCGTGGACTTGATGGAAGATTTACATTTGTTCTTTATGCTCATCCTGATATTGTTGATCAATTAGATAGACATATGAATGTGAAAATCATTCCATATACTGTACCAGACACACAATTTTATAAAGACTATGGCTTTGCAAAATCAATGGTATTTCCATACGACACGCCTGAGCCATTATTAGAATACGACTATGTTTGCAAGACTGATACAGATGTTTTTTTAACTCCAATGATGAATCATTTTCCATTTGAAACAAACAAAATATATGTTGGCTTAGGATATTACAGCATAAGTCCAAAATCAATAGATGCACTAAAAGATGCTGCAATTAAATTTGGATATCATCAATACAAAAGAATTGCTGATATGCACTCAACAATTATTGGTCCTACAAAAGATATAATAGACATTATGAGACTGTCTGACAAACTAGAAGAGACAATGTATTATGGACTTGAAGAAGATGGTGGTTGGGGAACAGATATTTTGTGGAGAGGATATATTGGAGGAAATTCTGGGATATGCTCAATGTATGCAATGGAAATAATATTATCAAGCATTTACCCTAAAGAACAAGTAGTTGTAACACAAATGCTAGATGCTGGATCTGACTGGGAAAGACCTTGGACAGAAGTATCTCATATGCATCAATACCATCAACATGAAATATATTCAAAGTTTCAAGCAAATTGGGGTGCTTATTTAGATGCAAAACATACAATTGGCATGAGTTGTGCAGACTATGCACTAAACACTTATATATCTAAACTAAATTACATAAAGGCTAAGTCTGAGTTTTTTGTTAATCATGAAATATTTTCTGTACCACTTCCAGAAAATCCTGATTTGGGCAAAGGCTTGATCTTTAAGTATAGGTGGAAAGAATGAAAGTAGTCTTAACTGGATCTCGTGGCTATGTAGGAACGGCAACCAGAGAACTCCTTGAAGACTCAGGGTATGAAGTAATTGAAGTAGATAAAAAAATAGGCAGAAACACTATCTATCTATTTAGTTATTTGTTTAATCAAGATCCAATAGCCATAATCCACCTATCAGCCTTAAAGTCTATTCCAGAATCTAAGAAGAAGCCTTGGCTTTATTACTTTAATAATATCCTTTCTACCTTATCTACTGCTATTGTGGCTAGAGTGTCATCTATACCAGTGGTATTTGCGTCCTCTGCAGCCGTTTACAGCCCTTTTAATGCCTATGCTAGGGGTAAGGTATGGGAAGAACGACTATTAGGCCTCATTTGCCCTGCAGTGGCCGTTTTGAGGTACTTCAACATAGTAGGCAAAACACCAACGGTAAATGATTATGGATCAACAAATCTATTTGAAATAATTAGACGGGATCCAAATATACAAATTAACAGTATTACCTCTACTAGAGATTATGTACATGTCCTAGATATAGCCAGAGCAAATGTTATGGCTATGGAGCATTTACAGAAGAACGGTTCATTCACAACAGATATATTTACTGGAGAGCCTAGAACATTACTTGATGTTGTTCATGAATATGGACAAAATGGACATATAGTACATTACACAGTATTAGGTGCAGAAGATGCATCTACAATTCCTACCTTAGATAACAGGGCTATCTTTGGCTGGGAACCAGCATATACATTCAAGCAAGCAATTCAATCAGAAATCAAGGAGAAATAATGTCACCAGTAGAATGGGCAGGCTTAGCAGTAGCCGTAACAACAATAGTAACTGCCTATGTAGGATCAATTAGATGGCTAGTCAAGCACTATCTATCTGAACTGCATAAAAATGGAGGCACATCACTCAGAGATTCCGTTGATAGATTAGAGACACAGGTTGAACAAATAGTCTTAATCTTAATGGCGGAAGGTGTAAAACCTAAAAGAAAAGCACCATCAAAGGAGAAATAAAATGGCAACAAAGAAAGTAGCAGTAAAGACAGTTAAGGATCAATTACTAGCAGCAGGAGCCTCTTATCTTAGAGCATCTGCAGCAGCAGTACTTGCTATGTACATGGCAGGAATCACAGATCCAAAGGTATTAGCAAACGCATTTGCAGCAGGACTACTTGGTCCTCTCGTAAAGGCACTACAGCCTAATGAAAAAGAATTTGGCATTAAAAAGTAAATAAGAGTACAATAGGGCTATGTAGATCAAATACAGATCCACCACTATTTGTCTGTTCATTAATCTACAAGGAAGGGCCTCAGAGTTAATCTGGGGCTCTTTTCCTATTCTAGGCATTCCTACCTAGGGTAAGCCCTAAAAGTGTCTTAAAAGGGCCTTAGAAGGCTTCTAAAGGGCATCCTAGAGACTTGCATAGACTATAGACTTAAAGTAAAATAGTACAAAAGGTACAAAACGGACATTTAGGACATAATGAAATATTGTGCAATGTGTAACATTAAGAAGCCCTATGAGCAATTTAATAGGGCATCCAGGAAATACGGAGATGGCTATAATTCGTATTGTAGGTCCTGTGCTAGCCATTACTATTTTAGTCGTAAAGCCATAACCCAAAAAGGGCAGGTATTTATAGAACACAAAGAATGTAGATTTTGCGGGATAGATTACAATATATCTGAGTTTGGCAAAATGAAAACTAATGATGATGGATATAACGACTATTGTAAAATATGCTGGAGAAAAACAATATTAAAGGCTTTATAAGCCAAGATAGTGTAAACTAGAGTAATGAACGAGTATCGTGAAGGTTTCACAGACGGATATATCTTTGCCAAGGAAGAACTGGTGGAGAGATTATTTGAGGTTGAAGGTCTAGATGACTGGACTGTTGATCAGATCTGTGATTTAATTGAGAAGAACAAACTATAAAGGAGGTAAATATGATCAATGGTAGGGGCAGTTCAACCAACCAAAGGAGATATTTATTAACGGAAAACATAATCTGTGGCAAAGAGTTGCAATAGTCTCTTTGTTAGCGATATTTATACAATTAAACATGGCACCACAAGCAGTACCAATCGTATATACACCAAGACCACCTCTCATGAGCGTAAATGCCAAAGAGGTAGCAAGAGAATTACTTAATAAAGAGCAATTTCTCTGTTTGACCAAGTTAGTTGGCAAGGAGTCAAGTTGGAGGCCAAGTGCTCAAAACAAGAACTCTTCAGCCTCTGGACTTGGACAGTTATTAGATTCTACATACTCTAGACTGGGTATGAAACAGTCTGATTCAGGAGTAGCACAATTAGTTGCAACATTGTCCTACATTCATAGACGCTGGGTAACTCCATGCAACGCATGGGCTAACTGGCAAAAGCATAAGTCATACTAAGGAGGATAAAATGCCAGAACAAAATATTGAAGATTTAAATCTAGAATATACTGAAGTATGGAGCCGTGACAAAGACGGTAATCTTGTAAAAGTAAAGATGTATTAAGGAGAATAAAATGCCAGAAGAAATTACACAAGAAGAAATTAATAGAATTTATGACCGTGATGAAAACGGAAATAAAGTAAAAAATCAATTAGATTGACACAACAAAGTAGCAGATGCTACAATAGAACTCTATGTTGTTCACCTCCAAGTAACTCATAGAACCTGAAGGGCCTTACGCTGTTTCTTCCCAGTTTCTTGCGTAGGGTCCTTCTTTTTTTGTTTATTTGACATTTGAAAAATAGTCATGGTACACTGGTAACACTTCAGAGCGTTTAGAGATCGCATCAATGTTGGTTCTGGAGGGACTACGGGCAGATTGCTTGAGTCTCGTTGAATCCTCACCGCAAGTGCTGGACTACGATGCAGTACAAAGGGCGAAGCCCTGTCTTTAATTTAAAGATTTATTTCTATATGTTAAGGACAGCCATGGGCAGATTCAGAAAGGAAAAGAAAATGGGAAGTAATATAAATTGGATAGATGAAAGAAGTCCTTTCAAAAAAGAAAAGGATTATATAGATAGTAGAAATACTACTAATGGATGGAAGACTATTATTAATAGGGATAACTTTATTAATTGTAATGCTTGCACTAGAAGAATCAGAGTAAATCAAAAGATGCTTTGGCATGTAGAGTCAGATTTAAAAATGCATCAACCAAAAGATTGTAAGTTATGGTAATTATGGATAATATATTTAAAGCCATAATAACGGCAGGCGTTACTAATCTAGTAACAGATAATTTAATCTTAGCCATATGCCTTGGCTGGGCTGTATACCTATATGAAAGTAAAAAAGATGAAGAAAGCATATGAGCCAGTGATAGTTAAAACCTTTTGGAACAAACACACTGCAAAAGAACTTAACGCTATGTCTGATGAACAGGTTATGCAGTTAATTGATTCTCATGTTGAAAGATTTATGGATTCCTGGCAAAAAAGGAATAAGGGCAAAGACTTTCCAGATCTAGCCAAAGGAACAATTGCTGATGTAAGGAACAAAAGAACAAATGTCAGTAAAGCACCAAGAATAATTGAAAAGTGATACAATGGTAAAAAGATATTTCTTTAACTCAAGAAATGAAAAACACTATAACAAGAAAAGGGGACCAAAAATGGGTGGTTACATAGGACTAGAAAGTGATAAGTCAGAATTTATTAGAGGACAAGTTACACCTCAACATGCAGTACAAGAAGCAATAGATGGATTAAATGCAGCAACTAATCGCCTAGACAAATTGATCCGTGAGATGCAAGGCAATTGTGAATGTCAAAATTAAAATATTGTAAACATTGTAATCAAACTCTTCCTATTGATTTGTTTTGCAATAACAGCAAATCTAAAGATGGTAAACAATTTTATTGTAGAGATTGTGCCAATAAGAAAACAAGAGAACACAGAGCAAAGCATATAGAAACATATAGACCTGTATGGAGAAAAGAATCATTACAAAGAGTTGGTTTTACTACAAAATTATTTGATGAAATGCTTAAGGCTCAAGGAAATCTTTGTGCTTTGTGTGGATCAGATAATCCTGGTGGTAGATGGAACAGATTCTTTGCTGATCACAATCATGAGACTGGAAAACCAAGAGGACTTTTATGTTTTCATTGCAATACAGCACTAGGAATTATTGAAGCAAGAGAGTATTCTTGGCTAGAAAAAGCAAGACAGTATTTAGATGAAAGAGGAATCTAATGCAAAAGATGCGTTTTCATGTAATTGCATTACCCCATACGCAGGTAACTGAAGAGTATTTTTCGTGTGCGTATTCTGCTAAGGTTCATGGCTTTGTAAGAATGATGACAAGCCTTGGTCATGAGGTTTTTCTTTATGCTGGGGAAGAAACAACATCTGAGCCAACAGAGTTAATTACCTGTTTAAATGAAGATGAGCGATTAAAGGCAGTAGGCAATAACCATTACACATCAGCATCTTTTGACATAAATCTACCTCATTGGCAAATCTTTAATGGTAATGCAATTAAAGAAGTAGCCAAGCGTATTAAGAAAAAAGACTTTATCTGCCTAATAGGTGGATTAGCCCAGAAGCCAATTGCTGATGCTTTCCCAGAACATATGTCTGTTGAGTTTGGCATTGGATACTCAGGAACATTTGCTAAGTATAAAGTCTTTGAATCTAATACTTGGAGAGCAGCAGTATATTCACAATGGAAGAACGCTGCCTCAGTTGATATTAACTTCTTTGACACAGTTATCAATGGTTATTTTGATACTGAGAACTTTCCAATGCAATTAGACAAAAAGGATTATTATGTCTATTTAGGTAGAATGACTCAACGCAAAGGCGTAGACATAGCCAGCCAAGCCTGCGAAGCAGCAGGAGTTAAATTAATCATGGCAGGATCAGGAAACTATATTCCTAAGTATGGTGAGTACATAGGAGAAGTCAATGCTCATGAGCGTAAGAAACTTCTTGGAGAAGCCATAGCAGCCTTTAGTCCTACCCTTTACCTTGAACCCTTCTGTAACAGCCACATAGAGGCTCTGGCAGTAGGAACTCCTGTTATAACAACTAACCTAGGTATCTTTACAGAAACCGTCCAGAATGGCTTCAATGGCTTTAGATGCGATACTCTGGCTGAGTTCGTAAAAGCGACGGAAGATGTAAAGAAACTTGATCCAAGAATGATAGCAACAGATGCATATATAAACTATTCTATGGATGTAATCAGATATCAATACGATAGATATTTCAATAGATTATTAACCTTATGGGACAAGGGTTGGTATCAACTGTGAAGTGTTATTTTGACCAATGTGAGCAAAAAGTAGAATGGCATATATTTGTTGATCCTGGTACATATTCTTGTGATGATCATGCTCCAGGAGATTATGTTCAACCTCTCACAGACAATTCTCAGGAAATCGTTACACAAAAGTTACCTAAATAGGGTCATATTTGTTGCATTGTTATAATACATGTGCTACAATTATTATATACAGCAGAGATGTTGTAAATACTAATAGAAATGGGAACAAAATGAATACAGAAAATATGAACGCAGTAATCTGCGTATTCTGCGAAACAATTATTGCAGATAAGATGGACTACAGCCAGACTATGGTCTGCTGGGACTGTAACGAATACAAGGGCATCACAACAGTTGGAGAATATTTGACGGAATACGGTCAAAGAACACTGGTGGTAGCATAATGACTATGAAAAAAACATGTACAGATTGTAATAGAACATATCCTGCAACACTAGAATACTTTCATGCTAGTACAAAAGGAAAGTATGGATTACGCAGCCTTTGTAAAGTTTGTCTTCGTGAGGCTCAAATGAATTACATGAACAGCAAGACTGCAAAAGAAAGATATGAATTTAAAAGGGCTGAGCAACAAAGAAATAAACATACCTACAGACAAGCAAGAAGAAAAGCATCAGCATTACAAAAAGGAGTTTATCATGAGAAGTGGACAGAAAAACAATTAGATGAGACTTATGGAACAGATTGCTATATCTGCAATAAGCCTATAGACTTTAGTGCCCCAAGAACAGGAAAAGGATCAGAACTATCTTCTTGGCCAGACCATGTAATTCCTCTTTCAAGAGGTGGAGAAGATACAATTAGAAATGTTAGACCTTGCCATAGAAAGTGTAATCAGGCAAAGTACACAATGACATACGATGAGTTTATTAACTCTGACAGATATGGACTATAATGACTAAGACATGTGCTAGATGTAAAGAAACAAAAGATGTAAGCGTCTTCTATAAGCAGACTGCTTTGCGTCCTAACGATGATGGCCTTGATTACTACTGTAAGACATGTCGCAATGCCTCAGCAAAGAAGACATGGACTACCAACAAGAAGAAGTGTTCAACAACACAATGTGATAAGCCAAACTATGCTCGTACATTATGCAAGTGCTGCTATCACAAACTAATTAGACGAGAGAAGAAAAACAAATGATACAACAAGAACAAGCAAATCCAAGCAGCATACTTCCAAGTGGAGTAATGCTTTATGAAGCACAGAAGATTGTTCAGTTCCTTGAGACAGGTATGATGCTTCTTCCAAGTACAAGCAGATCAGATTGGCCAAACTCAACTGATGAACAGTTTGAGTATATGCTTGCTATGCACAGCAGACTAAATGCTTTACATGCTTTGTACAATCCTACTGCATCAGTACCACAAGGGATAGACAACGCATAAATGGAATACAGAATTTGTTCTAAGTGCAAGATAGAAAAGCCTTTAATTCTTGAGTTTTACGGCATGGCACAGAAGAACAAGAATAGAATGCATACTGAATGTAAAGAGTGCAAACTCAAATACATGAAGGAATGGCAACAGAACAAAAGATTAAGTAAAGATCCAGAAGCAAACAGAGAGAAACATATGTACACAATAAAAGAATATACAGAAGAAGATAAGAAGCAAAGAATGCAAGAAGCCTATGCTTATATGTATTATCAAGCATTTGGCAGACCAATAACAAAGCAAGTATTGAAGGAACTAGAAGGCATTGAAGAGTGATCTACAAGATTTACTATTGTAAAGATTGTAAGACAGCAACAAAGGACGAGACAGAGTGTATCGTTTGTGGTAGGACTCAACAAGAAATAGGTTGGGTAGAAACAGAAGACTGGGGAAATAAGACATGATGCAATATCTATGGATGTTATGTGCAGGAGTAATTGCCTTTGGTAAAGGTAGAGGAATGATTAGATGGATTATTGCTGCTTATGTATTAAGTTGGTTTGCTCCAGTAATATTATTGTTCTTGCCTATGAAGGCAGATAAGTTTATGCAGAGACAAGCAAGGTTAATTGACTGGGCTGAAGGCTTAGTGCTAAAGAAAGAAGTAGAACAGATAAACACAGTTGATGATCTGTTCAACCAATTAGAAACACCAAGGGGTTAACAATGCAATGTGCAGTATGTAAGTTTAATGTAGAGTCAGGACAGATATGCAAGAAGTGTTACTCTTCTTTGAAGTCTGCATTGACTGAACTACCTGAACTGCAACAAGGTGCTGCATCATTTGTCACACCAGGAAGATCAGGCTCAGGCTCACCAAGCACAGAGAGATCAATTGGATTTAATGTTAATGCACTAGATTATTCTATGGGTAAAGAATTGCTTGGGGTCTTACATAAGTATGAAGCAGTTATCCGTAGGGGCAGGTCCCTAACTCCTCCAGCCTTACTGAAGAGAGAAGCCACAGTGGATTTAGAGGTTGCTGCAACAGTCTCATTCCATTTAGCCCATCTTGAATGGACAGTCCAACAGGATTGGGTGGAAGAGTTTGCGGGACTAATAAAGGAACTCCATAGTAAAGGTATGGCTACTAATAAGAAGTTCATAGAACAACCAAGAAGAATCCCATGTCCTACTGATGAGTGTAAGGCTAATATTGTAATAGATATAGAGAACCTATTGGCAGGAGTAAGATGCCATAAATGTCGTACCTCATGGACTCTATATAGATTATTAGGCTTGGCTATGAATAATCCTAATAGAACCTTCTGGCTAGATATAGATGCTATTTGTCTATGGATGAACATAACAAAGATAGATATAAATAAGATAGTTAGAGAGCATCAAATACCTATGAAGAATGGTTTATATGATATCTCTGCTATTGCCAAAGCAAGAAGTCTGGTTTGATTTATTTACAAATATCCTGTATAATGATAGCAACAGTACTTGTGCACCCATAAAATTGAAGGGTACAAATAAAGCAATGACTACTATAACCAAACAAGACCTAGATCAAATACAACTCATAGATGAGAAACTATCAAACGCTATCCTACTAAGAGCAGATACAATAGACAGCAAGAAACATCTAATCAATGATATGATAGAAGAATTGCTAGATGAGAGATTAAAGGTGACTAAAGATGTTTGATATTAATATTACGCTTGGCCCAATAAATGTGGGGATTACAACAGATGAAAGAGTATCATTAGACTTAATGGATACAATGATAGGTAAGGCTGTAATACAAACAATGATCCTAGATGAGAGCCATATGGGTAACATGGTCAAGTATGACAATTATGATAATGATACAGACTGTGACGAGTGCAATAGCCTTAACGAAGAATTAGATTAATTAGTTATAAGGTTTAATATGAAATTTAATAGACCATGTAGTGGGTGTGGCATACTGGTCAGAGATTCAAGATGTTCAGCCTGTGCAAGATTACAGCAGGCCAGGAACCCTAGACGCAGACATAATAAATATGATTATGAATGGCAGAAAATGTCAAAGTTAGCAAGACAACTACAGCCATATTGCACAAGATGTTTTAGTACCCAGGACCTAACGGCAGATCATATCGTGTCCATAGCAAATGGTGGATTAAATACCTTGGATAATATATCCGTTTTATGTAGAAAATGTAACAGTTCTAAAGGCTAAATAGGAAACCACCCTCGCACACCCTCCTGGCAACAACCCGTATGGGGTAAATTCTGAGCGTGTTTTTTATTGCTATACCCTGGCTGCCCCT